AATTTTTCAACTTCGCCGCTTCTTTTCTTTACATTCATTAATTTTTTCATATTGAAACCAAAATAGGTAAGATAATTTACAGGTTAAACAGACGTTAATTTTAAACAAAATCCTTTAAGAAACTATTTGTAGTTCTTAACGAAATTGAGTGTATCCACATTGAATCCATTGTTCATATAAAACATCTGGACTCTAGGGTCGCCGCCATGACTAATGTAGGAACAGTTTAAGAAGTCAAGGTCTTTTTGCAGAATAAATTCTTCTACGGCAGAAATTACCTTAATACCGTCAAAAGAAGACTTTCCGCAAGTAACCCAAATGATTTCTTGCACACCTTTTCTGCCGCTCACCCAATCGGACGAGACGTAGCCAGCGAAAATAGAATTAGGCTTTCCATCCCTGAAATAAACAAAGAAAACAGCGTCATCTTTGAGGTTGAGCAGAGCGGTAACTAACCTATCTTTTAGGTAGTCTAAATTCCACTCTGCTCCCCAATGTTTTTGAATCTTGCAGATGTTTTGCACCCGCTCGGTCAAAGACATTTCATCAAGAATGGCTTTAAGCTCAGAAGCTTTGACGATTCTCTTGACCATATTAGATAAACTTAATTAAGGCGCGAGCTTCTTTAACTGGAATATCGGTCCAAGTCTTCCATTTAGAAGCGTCTTCGTTACGATATGTTTCGGATTTCCAAAGACTGCGTAAGAAAGTTTTGAAGCTTTCAAATTCGTCGCCACCAGAGTTGTGTTCGGAGTCTCTGAATTTATTCTTTAAAACTCCTTGCGGCGTAATATCGCTAGATTGTTCACTGGCAACGATAACTTTGCCAGAACCTTTCTTGTCGATTTCATCTTCACCAACGATATGAATACCAAGATAATTACGAACTGCGCGGACGAAAGCGCGATTAGCTGCGATAGTTTCTAAAAACTTTTGGCCAAAACCGTCGGTATTTTCAGATGTAGCGTTAGCGACATCCATGTAAGAACAAGCTTCCCAACTATCTTCGCCAGCAATTTGATTGGTGCTTTCAAAATTAGAAATCCAATCTACGGAACATACAGCAACTACATAATCTTTTTCGAGTTTAGGGAAAGTATAATAAATCCTGCTATAACCACGAAGTTTGGCGACTTCTTTAATTCCCGAAAGCTTGATCAGAAGCTTATTATCTTCTAATCCTTCGATAGAATCTGGAACTGGTTTACCAAAACGCTCAAATGCGCCTCTATTTGGATAGAGATGCGCTGGCTTGACCATAGCTCGCCAGTTGACGGAGCCATCTTGATTGAAAATATAATCTACGTTTTTTAACAACCCTCGTTCATCACGATTGGTCGGCTTGTTGAATGGTTTTGTGTTTGAATCGTTCATCTTTTATAATGTGGAAGTGATCTAATTCCTCCCAGAAGACAGGGTCATCTACGACTTTCGCCAATCTGTCAAGCTTTGGTTGATTATTTTTCCAAGCTAACTTACTGGCGAATACTTTTTCTTCTGAAAGAATTATCTTTTCAGAGGAAAACAAACACGTTTCATCTATCATGTCAATAGCTTTTACGGATTTTTTATCGAAAGCTTCATCTTTCTCTAAACCAAAATCAAAAAATTTCTCCGCCAACATTCCCCAATTCTCATCATCTTTGGCAATTAAATCAATTTTAATTCCAAGTGATTTAACGTCCTTGAGATATTCAAGCGTAATTGAATCGTTGGCGATAACTGTGATGCCGTGAATCTTAGATTTGATTGCCTCAATAATGTTGATTGGAATTTCTTTATTGGTGATGATGTTGAGAAAACTAATCGAAGCTAAACGAATAAGATTAGTTTCAGAGTAATGGTAATCCATTCTTATGTTGCAAATCTTGTCTTTAATGACCGCCGGAGCCATGAGAGAGTCGGGAACGATCTCAATCATTGGTTTGTGGTAAAAAGCCCCAATGTGCAGAGTTTTTACTTTATCAAGATCATTCTTGACTCCAAGTTGATCTAAAGCGGCTTTTGCGACTACCTCTGGCATGAAGGTGTTAATCTTCTTGTTTTCTTCTGTAAGCGAAAAGGATGGCTTGCCGTGAGTCTTCCAGTCAACTTCAAGCAGCGTTTGGTATTCAGGGTCGCCCCAAAACGGCTTGCAGTTTTGAGCGTAACAATAAGGATACATTGCCACGATCTTTTTGTTGTAATGGCCAGCAAAGTGAGCGGATAAGCTGTCGATGCCAAGGTAAAGCGAAGAATTCTTAATCAAGTACGCTAATTGGGGTAAAGAGGTTTTCCCCCTTAAATCCATATCTACTGAATTAACTGGCTGGTCGGACTCGATTCCAACATGAATGATTTTGTAATCAGTTGTGTATTCTTTGATATGCGCGAATACTTTTGTCCAGTAATCGTACTGACGTGAATTACCTTTGCCGCTAGTTTGGAATACGATGTATTTATCAACAGCTAAAGGATAGTAGGATTCATTGACGAATGGCTCGTCAATATAAACGCCGCAAGATAGTGCGTAACGATTAAGTAAGTGCATTTCTAGAAAGTAGATTGAATTGAATTTTGTCTATACCGTTGTGTTGGTAGTCGTAGTTTTTTTGCGTGCCTAGATGCGGCAAAAATGTAATGTCGAAATAGCCGTCGCCTTTAGCGTGACCTTCCATAGTCAATAAGTTTTCCATCGCAGGAGTAAACTGGATAACCTTGTGGATATAAGGATTGCCATTCAGAAGATCATTAAACTCTGGTTTCGTTGCAAAGTAAATGTTATACTCTGGATAAAGCTCTTTGATAGAAGGCAGCAACGAAGTGCTCATGAAAACATCTCCTGCGCTTTGCGGCATAACAAACAAGATGCGTCTGCCAACATCGTCTTTACTTAAAAGATCAGAAAGCTCAATCTTGCTGTTCTGCTGGTTCTCTTTCATAGCTACATTTTTAAAGTAAGCTAAGATTTGATCTCTTGTGACGCCTTTATTAAGTTGAGAGATCCAAGTTTTAAGACCATCATCATTTTCATCCACAGTCATTCTGAGAATGTTCTTATACAGATCAATTACCCAAGCTACATTGTCTTCTGTTTCTAATGGAACGTGATTTGGGTTACGAGGTACGAAGTCGTCTTCAAAATTCCACTCAACTGCTGGAGCATTGTCAATGATCGCTTCTAATTGTTTGCCGATTACTTCCGCAGAAAGGTTTTCGATAACGAATTTTCTAGCCTTCTTGCCCATTACTAGACGTTTTTCAAGAGGCATTTTGTAAACCCTCTCAATCTTTTCTGAGATAGACTCAGGAAGAGTGGTCGCCTTGATAAAGTTAGTGCCCGGTTCGTAGTATGGCTTCCAGCTAAGAGGCATACCGCCGCTTTCTTCCGTAGAAAAGTCTTCGCCGCACGAATAGTTGGTGACCAGAGTAATTAAACCAGTGAGTTTAGCTTCTGTAACAGGAATTTCTTGACCACCGCTGGTAAACGGATGGCAATAAACATCCATCAAGTTATAAATCTCGTTCAACTGTTCTTCGCTGACTCCATTTGTGATGTTAGTTGTCTCAACAGTGTCTTTACCGTCGCAGTATTTGCACGCAATCTTTTGACCAGAGAACTTTTTGATCTCGTACTGTTTGCATTTCTTGCAGAAGTAAGTTGTGAGAACGTCATCGTTGCTAATCTCGTTGTCTTTGATGAGCTTGGCGATGTCCCAGCCTTCTCCCCAGTGGGTATGAAGCAGCAATTTAGCTTTAGACTTTGGATTATCTTGCTTAAACTTTTTAAAACCTTGAATCAGATTTGGAACGCTCTTGCGAAGTTGATTTCTGAATACGAAACCAATGATAAATTCATCAGATAGCCCAAACTCTTTTCTGAGAGCTACTCTATCTTCTTCTTTTAAACGAAAGAACGAAGATGTTTCTGTTGAACCTCTAAGTGTTTTGATTGATCCTTTTGGATGCCCAAGACGTTCAGCTTCTTTGCCAGCGAACGATGCCCAAGCGTAGTAATGATTAACTTTGGGAATAATTTTGATCGCATCTTGGTAAAGAGGAAGCGAATCAAGAGTCGTCCATACCATACAGTTCTTATTCCACCACTTCTTTTCTGTAAGTGGGGTTAAAGCCCAAATATCTTCGATACCAATATAGAAGTCTGGTTTGACTTCTTTCATTAAAGTATCTATTTCATGCAATCCGTAACTAACAGAGCGCAATTTTCCTTGGTCAGAAGCGATAGATTGAACTACCGCTGGTTCAGGCATAGTGCCAACGCCCTTCCAAGGAAGAGTCTTTAGTTCGTCGGCGTCTTTATATTTAGTATTCGCAAATTCAACGAGGTTATATTTACCAGTCTTGTATAGGTAACGAAGAACATTCTTCATGTTCTTGCCGAAACCAGTAAAAATGCGACTGCTGTTGCTATGGAATACTACTGTTTTTTTCATTTGACCTCAAAGCGGAAAGATTCAGCGAGATAGCTTTCAAGAAACTGCGCGAGAAGTTCGGCTTCGCCCAGTTCAAGACCAATAGAAAACTGTTGTTCGCCACGCTTGATACTGAAAGAGAAAGCGGAGCCGCCGCTTTTCTTTTCGTAAGGCCCAAACATAATCGAGGTTGTTGAGCCTTGATAAACATGGACTGTGCTGAATTTAGTTTCTTTACGAACAGCGCGAATGATGGAAGCCGCTTCTGTTTGATTCAGCTTTAAAGCTGCTGTCTTTTCGGGGTTCTTGGCGTTTTGCGTAAACGAACCTTTTCTGGAGGCTTCATCCCAGCCAGCTTGCTTTACGAAGCTAGTATAAAGAGTAAGCCCCTTTTCTTCTGCACTAACGTTAAAAGAAGCGGCTGTTCCTGTGCAGGACTTGTTGGGTTTATAAAAATTAAGGCGCATATATCATCTATGTTTCAAGATAATAATGCGCCAAAACTCTTTTTAAACTAATATATTTAACTTAACTAATAATAACTTTAGATACGTCTTCTTCATCCCATTTAGGCTCGTCCATAGAACCTTCTGCTTTCTTCTTTTTGCGTGACCATTGGCTTTCGCAAATAGCGTATCTTTGTTTTTGATTCTTGTATTCTTTATTCATCGTGGGCGAACCCATGCAGGAAGAAACGAAGTCGTCGTGAGATTGATCTTTTTGTGGTGTTGGAATTGGCATATCTATATTTACACAAAAAAGCCTACGTTTTGAGGCGTAGGCTTGAAGGGGTTTAGTTTAATCGGTGATTAACGCTTGATCGTGCGACCTTGGAAGGAAACGGCAACGACGCTGGTCTTGGCGAACTTACGAACTTCATCGGTATTGCGGTCATGCACGATGATCATTTGTGGAGTTTCGCTAACGAAGCGAGCATTGATAATTTCATTCTTTGTCTCAAGGCCGAAGAAACGGCCCGCTGTATTTGTGATGGCGTTGATAACGCGATTGGTATTTGTGGTTTTCATAAGTTTTAACTACGCCAGAGAAGATAGAAGCCTTGAATAGTTTTGTCAAGTGTTTCATCAAGAAAAAGTTTGTTTTTTATTTTGTTAAAATACTGCTCAGACTTGTTGATGTAACCTCTTAACTTAACGTGATTTGTGACTCCAAAAGTCATGTATTCGGAAATGATTTTTGAATTTAAATAAGAAAAAATAAATAATTCAGACGCTTCTTTTGTTGCTATTAGCTTATCACTATCTACCTTGTAATACGAAAGGAAGTTGTTGAAGACGCTATCGGAACAGTTCAAAAGTTCCTTAGTTAACCAAAGATCTAAATACTTATTAGCGTGACAAGCGTATTCAAAATTTAAGAATTTAAATTCTTTATTTGATAAGATAATGTTCGACCCGTCTAAATCAAAATGGCATAAGCAGCAGTCATCAGGTGATTCAACATAAAGAGACTTGAAGGCTAGTTTTGTCGCGCCAAATACTTGAGCTACTGGAAAAGTATGGTGAATCATTAGCGACTCTCTAGGCAAAAAAGAAGTCATCGCTTCTGTTGTTTGGTCTTTGTCTCCACAAGAAACTGCGTGCATACTTTTCAATGCGTTTGAAAAGGCGTCTTCAAATCTAAATTTAGAGTTTAAAGGATACTTCGATACGTCTGATAAGAATATACCAGAAGGCATTTCGTAACAGATATAATTGAAATCTTCGCCAAGGCTAGACGAAACTATTTTAGGATGAAACGGGAAATCTTTCTCACATAGCTTATCCCAAAAATTAGGAATGAACGGGGAGACGCTTACTTTTAAAAAGTAAGGTTTATTATTTGCGGCTACAACGTAAAGATCGTACAGAACATTCGTCGAATATTTCTGGCAGTTAATTACATCAAAACCCAAATCAGAAGAAATCTGCTTCTTTATAGAAGCAAGCATTTCTAGTTCAATTGGCAACAGAGTGTTGTCTTGAACTGTGTGCTGTAAGAAGTTTCTCTTTTGTTCCATTAACTTGTATCTCGTTATCTTTAATCTTTACCTTGATTTGATTATACGAGCTACACGCCAAACTGTCAACTATCTTTGTCTTAAGTTCATTTTCGATGAAGAAGATAACTCCTCTGGCTCCATTCTTAGAATCCTTGGTCTTGGAGATAATGAAGTTAACTACATCTTTGGAAAAAGAAACAGATGTATCGTTAGCCTTGAGAGAGGCTTTGATTGACTCGAGTTCAGTCTCCGCGATTTTAATCAACGACTCTTCTTTAAGATGATCGAAAATGATTACGTCATTCAAACGAGCCAAGAACTCTGGTCTAAAAAATCTTTTTAATTTCTCTTGAACGCTTTCTTTTGAAATTACTTCTTCCGCTGGGGCGCAGAAACCAATTTGTTTATTGTCGCCAAACTGGAAACCAACATTGCCAGTCATAATCAAGATACAGTTCTTAAAGTTAAGTTTTCTGCCGTTTGAATCGCTAAGTTCTCCATTATCCATTACTTGCAAAAGGATATTGATAACATCAGGATGTGCCTTTTCGATTTCGTCAAACAAGAAGATTGTTGATGGGCGTTTCTCTAATTGGTTAGAGAAGATATTAGATTTGCCGTGCCCAACATAACCCGGAGGCGAGCCAATCAGTTTAGATACTGAATGAGGCTCCATAAACTCCGACATATCAATTCTGACAAGGCTATCTTCGCCGCCAAACGCTTGCTTAGAAAGCACCTTAGCTAAATGAGTTTTGCCAGAACCAGTCGGGCCAACAAACATAAAGCTACCTAATGGCTTGCTAGTAGAAGACAAGCCAAAAGAAGAACGCAAGATACAGTCAGAGATTTTCTTTAGTGCAGCATCTTGACCAAAAACGTGCTTCTTTAATTCGTTATGGATGTTTCTGAAATTAGAATCTTGAGCGTTAGTGTCGATTATAGACCCAACTTTTTCGCAGAGAACTTGATAAACGTCTTTGCGTGTAGCTGTTACTTTTTTATTTTCTTGCAGCTTCATCCAAGATTCAAATTTTGTTTTATAGTCCTTGATGATAGAATCCATCTGGATGCTTTTAGATTCTTCGGATTCAAATAAATCGTCGGACTGCTCTAAATCAGCAATCATGCTTTCGATTTTTTTGATTTCTTCGCTTCTAGCGTAAGTTTTGATTTTAACTTTAGCTCCAACTTGATCGAGAATATCAATAGCCTTATCTGGAAATCTTCTATTTGGTATATACTTAGCGCACAATTCAATTATGTCGCTGAGTGTTTCGTCTGGAAATCTGATCTTGTGAAATTCTTCGTAGTAAGGCTTGATGCTTTTGAGAATCTTTAAAGTATCTTCTTTGCTTGGCTCTTTAACGAACACTGGCTCAAACCTGCGATTCATTGCAGAGTCTTTTTGGAAATATTGTTCGTATTCTTTTTGAGTGGTCGCGCCAATGCAGCTAATTTCATCGGTAGCCAGATACGGCTTTAAGATATTGGCGGTGTCTAACGAGCCTTCGTCATTACCTAAACCAATGATTGTGTGAATCTCATCAATAAACAAGATGATTGATTTGCTCTCTTTGACTTCTTTGAGGACTTTGTGAAGACGTTCCTCAAATTGACCTCTAAGATTTGTCCCAGCCACCATTGCGGTCATATCCAACTGCATGATCGTCTTGCCTAACAAGAACTCGGTGGACTCACCAGTCATAATCTTCTTTGCTAAAAGCCCAATGATCGTGCTCTTGCCAACGCCAGCTTCGCCAACAAGAATTGGATTACGCTTTTGCTTGCGGCAAAGCACTTCCGACACTTGTGCAACCTCGGCGTCTCTAAAACAAGCGTTATCAAACTCACCATTTTCCGCTTTCTCTGTAAAATTTATGCAAAAATCTTTTAAAAGCGACGGTGATGAAGAAGATGATTGCGTCGAGGATAGTTTTTTAGTTGGATTAGATACAGTTTTGCATCCAGATTCAATTTCGCTAGACAAAAAGATAATATCTACGCCTTGAGATTTAAAAAATTTCTTTGCATAAGACGAGTGTCTAAGCATCGAGAGAAAAAGATGCTCTACGCCAGTATAGTTTTGATTGTAGTAGCGAGAAATCTTGTAAGACTCTTTGATTATCTTAATAACGGCATCGGTATAATCGACAGACGCTTTCTTGCGCTTCTTTTCTGGAAGCTCTTTCTCAAGTCGGTTAACTAGTTCTGATGGAAGAACTTTGATCTGCTCAAATGCGTTATCAACAATCATTGATTGTGACAATAGCAAGGCATAAAGCATAAAGGACTCGTCGATCTCGACGTAATTATGGCTTAGACACTTTTGTTTAGCAATGTCTAAGAGTCTTTTTACTTTTGGAGTGAAGTTAACGTCTTCCACTTTATTCATTTTACACTTTTAAGATTGTAAGTCAGATAATTTAGTATATATTTTTTCGTTAAGGATGCTTAACGAGTCCAAGAAGATAGAATCGTCGGATTTGTTGCCGTAGAGAACGACAATGTCGTCTTCTTCGGGTGTTTTACCGCCGCCTTCGTAGTAACGAGTAAGTTTATCTTCTCTGCCGTCCATGAGGCGGCAAGACATTTGTCCGTATTCGTCGGAGATTTGAATGAATAAATATTTGTTTCCATTTTTGCTGGTTTTTTTCTTGGCTTCTTTAACTACGCCAACGATCTTGACTGGCTGACGAGGATCTAACTGCGATATTTCGTAAGTTGTCAATAGTCTTTGCTCGTCTTCTTCCGAAAAAACGTCTCTCAGCTTATGAGTGTAGCTGTAACCGAGTAGTTTTTTCTCGAAAAACCAGTTGGCAAATTTTTCATGAGTCTTGTTCATCTCGTAGATTTTTTTGTACGAGTCGTATTTAGCTCTGAATGTCGTGAAACGCTTTTCGCTCATGAATGGTTTTGCGTCGTCTCCAGCCAACTTGTTCTTAACCAAGTCAGCGATTGCTTTCAGAACATCAAAGTTATATTTCGATGCTACGAGTTTGATGTTTCTCTTTTCTCTTTCAGTGAGAATGTTGTAGGACTGAGCCTCAAGAGCTAATCGGCAACGCTTTTCGCTAAAGCTAGAGAGCGTACCAGCCTGAATCAAAGAAGAAAGAACGCCGATATTAAGACCAGCTTCTTTAGCTGCGTCAAAGCAGTCGATCTTATCCGAAAACTCTTTTTGTCTAAAAGCCAAAAGATTCTCCAAGACTTTATCGGAAACGCCTTTGATTGCATTGAGTCCAAATCGAATGTTCTTATCTTCAATGTCAAAGTCTGATTTTGATTTAACTAAATCAGGGGAAAGAAGTCTAATGTCGAAGAACGCTAACTCTTGAGATATAGTTTCGATTTCTTCGTGCGGATTAGGCTCATGCTTAGAGGATTTAAGCAGCGCCAAAAAGAATTCTTGAGGATAGTTAAACTTAAGATAAGTTGTTACCGCGCTTAATGTTGCGTAAGATACAGCGTGAGAAGCGTTGAAAGAATAGTTCGCGCTATCTTCCGCCACCTTCCAGAGAACATCGGAAATAGCAGGATCTAAGTTATTCTCTTTAATCTTGTTAGAAATCTTTTCTTTCCAAGCTGGCATTTCACTAACCTTCTTTTTACCAATGATACGGCGAACAGTTTCAGCTTCATCTAAAGTAAAGCCTACTTTGACCACCATCTTCATCAACTGCTCTTGGAAGATTGGAATCCCGCCAGTTACCCCCAAAATATCATCGAAGAATGGGTGAATAGACTGGAATTGACCAGTTTCAACGTATGTCGCGTACTGGTTCATGAAATCCAGCGCACCTGGCCGCGCTAGAGCCAACACACAGGCCAATTCAAAGAGATTACGAGGCTTGACCTTCCTGCATACATGAAAGTTCGTATTAGCCTCAATTTGGAATAGTCCTTTTGGGTTAGATAGGTCTTGGAAGTATTTATAGGTAGATGACGAGTTATAATCAAGAGTCTTGAAGTCTAAGCCTAGTCTCTTGCAGGTTTCATAAACAACAGACAAGGTTCTCAAGCCAAGAATATCGAACTTAACAGTAATCTCGGAAATGTTATTCATTTCGTAAGCACTAACCAGCTCGCCTTCACCTGTCTTTTGCAGAGGCATAATATCCTCGTTGTTAAAGTAGGAGATAGAAATACCTGATGGATGAACGCCGCAATTCTTGTTTAAGCCTTCCAATTTTTTAGCAATTTTAAATACCTTTGGATGAGAGTCGCAGAAAGCTTTAAACTGTTCGCTTTCTTTGTAGGCATCCTTTAGGGCGAATACTTTACCGAATTGCTTTGGAATAACGTCGCTAACAGCGTTAACGGCATCTTCGCTCATTTCGCCAACAATCTTACCGCACTCTTTGACGCAGAGTTTGCCAGTAAGAGTGTTCATGGTAAGAATCTTACAAGTCTTACCTGCGTATTTGGTTTTGATATAATCAATAACTGCTTGGCGTTTAGAGAACTCAATGTCATTATCAACATCGGGCATCAGAGAACCATCGAGATAAGTCACGCCATCAACGATTGTTTTCTTAGCGCGGCTCTTAGAAACGAAACGCTCAAAGAAAAGACCGTGTTCGATTGGGTCAACGTTAGTGACGCTGACCAAAAACAAAATTAAAGAACCAGCGGCGGAGCCACGACCATAACCAGTTGGAATGTCGTTCTCATGAGCAAAGTTCATGATGTCCCAATTAAGAAGAATGTAATCAACGAAACCTAGCTCTTCAAAAACAGCTAACTCCATTTTTGCCCTGTCATAATACTCCTGCTTGTTAGCTTTCTTATCAATGCCTTTGCTCTTAACTGCGTTAAGGCATAGCTGGCGAAGAAAGTCGAGGTTTGAGCAACCCTTCTGAATGTTGAGTCTTTCGTAATGGCGATCATCAATCTTGATTTCAGGAAGGCGAACACCCGGTGGAATGGGGTTTTTATAGTCTGTGAATTTGTCTAACATTAGATTTCAACCTCCGAGATTTGGCGACGAAAGATTTTATAATTCATTTTAATATCGTACAAGGCGTTATGCAGCATTGCTGGGTCATGCTCAATGCCATAGTGTTTTAGCAGAAAGCCTTGGCTTGTTTTGATGCCTTTTTCAAAGTGATTCATAAGTTTCATTTGCCAGCAAAGAAAATCTTCTTCGCTGTTGTATTTGACTTGTTTGAAAATAGACATGGCTAAAGCTCTTGTGTCAATCATTCTATTTAAAAAGCTCCAGTCATTTTGCATACCCAAACCGTTCATTAAAACATTTAAAATGTAAATGTCGTAGTTGAGAATGTTCTGTCCGACAAGAAGAACGTCCTTATCGTAAAGAGTCTTGGCGAACTTTTGCCAGACTTCCATAGGAGGCTTGGCCTTGCTCAAGTAGGTTTGTTTATTGAAGTTTGTAATCTTAGCCGCGCCTTCTGACATATTCAAATCTTCAAATAAAATGAATTCATCGTGTTCTTCGATAATGTCTTCTCCTTGGCAAATAATCCAAGAGAGTTGCCAAGGACGAGACGATGACAAAGATAAACCCTCCGTCTCGGTATCGAACACGGCTATCTTTTGGTGCTTATTGTTTCTTAAAAGTGTTTTCATTTTGATTCTTTCCAAGATTGAAAGCAGAATTCTCTGCTGGCACAGCCGTTAAGTTCTGGAGCCGACAAGGTTTGGAACTTACCCATACGGCGATTACAAGCTATCTTGTAAGTTACCCAAGCATCATAATCACTTCTGTTCTTGTAGTAAATTGATTTGGTTTCAATGATGTTGCCTTTTTTTGCGTAACATGAAACAAAATCGGCAATATGCTTATCGAAAGGAAGTTTATTGTTCTCTACGAAATATGTATGATCATGTTTATCAATAAAGTCAGGAATACAATGCGAAAAAGTATAGTTGTTATTCCAGATATATGAGTCGTAAAAAGGGATAACCAGATGAACATCTTTTGTAATTAGGCTGCTTAAATCTTCGCTTGAGATGAAGCCATCTTTTACGGCGTTGGTAAAAGTATAGATTCTGTTTACTTGCTTAAAACCTTCGTCGTTCAAAGCGAAAAGAACGACTTTGTGTTTTGAGTTGTCAAGCGGATCATAACTGTTGGAGACGGTTATTCTAATTCCAAACTTGAGCGAAAGCTTGTTAGCTTTGCAAGCTTTAAAAGCTGAGAGAAATCCGGTAAAAGAATCTTCGACTAAGAAAACTTCTTTCAAACCATTTTCTAAGGCGATAGAAATAATGCTGTCTGGTCCATCCTCCTTTTGCTTCTCTGGTTCGGCCAGAGTTAAAATGCTTTTTCCAACGGAAAAGTGAGACTTGAATAGCGGGATCATCTCGCCATCATTCACAGATTTTTACAGATGTCAAGACTTATTGTGCCTTGGACATCCAGCATAATGCTCTTTTGTAACCTTGTCGGTTTCTTTTGCCACCTTGAAAGCTTCGTCCTTGTCCTCTTCGGAAAATGTTTTGAGAATGTTGTTATCCTTATCTCTAACGGCGTAATAATTGTAAGCGAACTTATATGGACAATGCCACATCGGATTGCCGTCCTTCTTCAAATGACCTTTGAATTTGGCAAAGCCGCAGGAAAGCTTGCCGCTAAACGAGCCATCAGACGGAATTGGTTTGTCAGCAGCAAAGTTTGAGTGTGCGTCTGCCTCTGAAAAATTATCAATTACTTTTTGGATTTCGCAAAGATGATCTTCAAAATCAGAAAGCTCTTGATCTGACAAAGCTGGCATCGTCAAAAGACCCTCTCCGCCATGAGAAACGTCAAACTTCAAGAACAAAAACTCCATGTTGACTTTATGATCTGGATTAAGTTGTTTTGAAGCAAGCGTGTACATCAGATGCTGCAAGTTATCCTCGGCGTCTTTGCCAGCAAAAACAGCTTTGCTAGTTTTGTAATCTCTTACGGTAGATGAGTTATCTGAATAAACGAACTGACGATCAATAAAACCTTTGATGCGGTATTTTTTATTATTTTTATCCACCACAAGATCGAACGACCTTTCATTGAAGTCTTCGACTGGTTTTTGTTTCTTGTCGCCAAAGAAATCGTACTTCAAGCCAACAAGAGTCATTTCTCTAATCAGCTTGAGGTTATCAGGGTCAGACACTCGATTTTTGCGGGCGCGCTTTAGCGTAAGAGATTTAATCGAAGGAACGACAAATGGATCTCCTTCTTTAATTATTTTCTTGACGTACTTCTTTCTTTTCGGATTAGAAAGCATTTCGAGAATCAAGTGAACAACGTCGCCACGATTTGCGCCGTCATTAGACGAGTCTGGGAGCTTCAAGACATAGTTGCACCAGTAAGACCAGCTACATTTATCTAAGGTCTTTATTCGGCTTGCGGATAAAGCTGTGAGAGGTTTAACTGATGGACTCATTTAGTTCTTCCGCTTTTTTGATTAAATTCTGTGGGAAATTATTTTGAACTGCGATTTCGTAAATCTTTTTGATTTGAGCTTCTCTTTTCACGGTTTTATTTTCCCAAAGAGTAAATAAATTGTCTTGGCCTTCAAATGTCAATAGATTCATATCGCTAAAATCATTAGCAAGAGGAAGTTTGATTTGAAGTTTCGTGTGGTCAAAAACAGAACAAAGCTGTAAGTAAGACTTGCAAGACGAAACTAATCCGTGATTCAACTCGCTGGTTGCGTCATTATTGTAGGCGATAATGATTTTATCTGGATTAAGTTCCACAAGTGTTGAGCAAAGTTTAGATGAGATTCCTAGCCCAAAGGTTACTAGATTATTTGCGTAGCCGTTTTCAAAGAGAGCCATACTGTCTCCAATGCTCTCAACGATAATAACAGTTCCGGTTTCTGCGATTTTCTCTCTAACGATTTCTACGCCACCACGCTTAACGTGAAGCGGGTAAACCCAATTTGTCTTTTTGCCTAAATGCTTCCATTTTGGGAACGTGGAGTCTTTATTCCAAATGGTAGCTCTAGCAGAAAACCCATGAATCTCTCCTTGAGAGTTGTAAATTGGGAAAACGATTCTTCTGAAAAGCTGACCAGCGGTTGCGTAACCGCATTTATAAAAGTTAAGGGTATCTGGAGAAATCATCTTCTTGGAATAGAAGTCCAAATGAGGAAGAAGATTCTCTAGCATTGATTCTGGATAGATTTTTTCCATTTCGATTTTCTCTTTAACTTCGTTAGATATGATATTTTGAAGATCAAATTTTACATACTTATCTATCACTGAATCATCTTTTGTGTTTAGCGTAAGAGAAATGAGCCTTTTGATTGGATAGCTTTTATCTCCATCAGCAAAGTCAGTCCACACTCCGCTGTTCTTGTAGATCTTTAAAGCGGTAGAGTTATCTCCTCCACGATAAACAGCAGCGGCACGCCAATAACTACCAAAGTCTCTAAGATTATAACCTAGAGACTCAAGCGAGCTTTTAAGCTGCGTTGGGTCAACTATTGAAGTCTGGGACATCGTCCGGTTCATTTGTAGCTTCTGGTCTGGTTATTCCTGTATCCATTGAGCGAACAATATCGCGCAGATCGCCGTGCTCGGTAACGTCAAAGTTATTGAAACGAAGATTAATGAAATTACGGCGAAGGTTTCCATCTGGCATACGAACAGGTTCAACTGCCCCTGCAATGTCAGAACCTAAGAAACGATTCTTAATAAAGATTAACTTGTGAGTGCCAAATGCGTCTCCATCTTCCATTCTTTCGTCGATAGTTTTGTGACGAAGAATAGCCATGTGCGAACAATAGTGAACGATGCGGTCAGACATAGATACGATACTTTCATCATCGTTAATGTCGCTAGAGTTACGATTTGTAGTTACGCCGCTTCTGTTAGACTGAACAGAGGTAAACATAGCGACTAAAGGTTTGTGATCTTGAACCAAATCGCGCTGAATTGTTTTCTTAAACTTATCAAGCATATTACCAATAACCTGCCACTCTGATTTATCTTTATCTGAATCAGCAGAAGGTTTGATGTAATCGAAGCTGAAAATCATCTTGTTGCCGCGACCAATCTTTGAGTAATAGAATCTCTTGAGAGTATTGACCATCTGATCTGTCGTCATACCGCCAACATTATAGTAATAGAACTTGAGGTTCTTTACCTTGTTCCAAGTCAAACGAACGCGATCAACAATATCAGGCCCAGCTTTGCGCCAAAGACCGCTTTCAAGAAGATGGACAGGAACATGACTCAAGGCCGCGCATTGACGCATGATAACTTCTTCTTTGCTCATTTCGCCATTATCAAAATGGAGAACTGGAACATCGTATTGAGCAGAAACCTTTGTGCAGAAATTTAAAGAAAGAAGAGTTTTACCAACGCCAGAGCGAGCGACGATGACAGAGATATTACCGGGTCTTAAAAGGGAACCATAAATCTTATTAACTGTCGGGAATGGACCCATAAGACCAAATTCAGTAATAGGGTTATTACCGCGCTCTTCAATGATTGACTCCATTTCTTCAAAAATGTTAACAGGCTTTTCGTCATTATTCTCATATAAATTAATTGTTTTATTAAAAGAAGAGTCAGCTTCTTCAATGATCTTTTGGTAAGAGGCGTCTGGAGCCATCCTTTTCATCTTGTCGGCTACATCTAAAGCAGACTTATGAATTGTACGGCGAATAGAGTATTTCTTAATCTCTTTTGCCGCAGCGATTGCAGTTGTCGGATTTGTTTTTCTGATGGCTAAAGAACGACAGTAATCAAATGTATTGATATTGTCTTGAAAGGAAACGCCGATCTCCTTAATTCTTTGAGCTATAATAACTTCATCTATCTTCTCGTTAGCTTCTAGGCACTTACGGATGATATGATAAATAGTTTTGTGTACGACAGTTGACTCGGAATAAAAATCAGACTCAGATACAAAGTCGCAGACTTCTGCGTAAGTATCTGGATGCTGGATTAATCCCGCGAGGAACTGTTGTTCTACTTCTAGTGAATAAAGCATTATTCGTTATCGTCTGAAATTTCGGTGGAGTTTTCGGAAAGCCATTCTTCGATAGCTTTCTTAAGACCTAATGATGTTAAAACTGAATCAAAGCGAGTATAAATTTGAGGAGTGCCATTTTCAGAGCAGATGCACAAGACAACGCCCTTGTAAGAATCCGCGCCTCCAGACATTTCGTAGATTTGGGCTACCATTTCGACTGGAAATTTGAATTCTTTGTTTTCGTTATCTTTTTTGTCTTTGGATTTCTTCATAGTTCTACTCCTTGTTTTGAGAAAATCTCGTAATTGATTTCCTCGTCTTCGTAAATCTCTACGAGCACAATTCCATTTGTCAAGCAAAACTTCATCTTTAAATCGTCTCTCTTTAACTGCGCGAGCCAGTTAAGGCGATTATTGTTGTGAAAAAACTTATTGAACTGCTGGTGCTGCTTGCCTTGAACCTCTACCGCGATTTTTTTGTTAGCGTTGTAGAAGTCCAAAGATAAGCGCGTGCCAGCAACGCGAAGCTCTTCAAAGACTATGTCGTGTTTCCAATAAGAGGATAAAAACTGTTTTACCCTCCATTGGACTTTGCTTCTGGATTTGGCGTCCCAATTAATTAAGAAGTTTTTGGCATTTTTAATTAATTTTTCTTTGCCATTAAGCGTCTTGAATTTCATTTGAAGGATCGCTCGAAATCATATTCACAAAATGCTTGTGAAGAATTTTCGTTAACTTTTCGTTACCTTCGATAAATGAGAATAGAGCATTTTCGCCTTGGAACTTTTCTGGAATCTCAACCTTGTTGGATGCGCAGATTTCCTTCAAGTCTTCGGAGATATAGTACCAAGCCCCAGAGCGTTCTACCATTTCCCAAGTTAAGAGCATATCTACGATTTCTTTTTCCAGCCAAACAGAACGTCCATTAGTGCGTCCATACTTGATTGGATAAGTAATGCGGTTCTTGCTCTTTTCGTTTGGACTCTTCTTGATGTAGATTTTGCAGTAATGCCCAATAATAGGATTTTTCACTGGGTCTGATTTCTTGATTGATGGGTCTTTAAGGATAACGTCCCCTTCAAAACGAGGTTCAAACTCAAAGATAAAATTGGCGAAGTGCAGTAAAGCATTGCCGCCAGTAGCGGACGTTTGACGAATTGGGGCTTTGCTGTATGGGTCAAGTTGAATATCGCTTCTGACCTGAGAAATAAAAATAGCCATATGCCCACGTTTAGTCAGGCCGATAGACATACGCTTCATGAAGTCAGCCGCGATTACTGCGCCGCCAGCAACTTTCTTGGAGTCTTCAAAGTTCTTGTCTAAGTCTCCCTTAGAAATAAGGCCATCCACAGAATCAAGGACAAACATATACTTGGCCTTGTCCTCATTGAATTGAACTAACTGGCGCATTGCGTCAACGGCAGTTTCGTAGATATTGCACTCAAATACAAAACAGGTTCCAACGTCCCAAGATTCGGCGTCGAAAACAAACTTAACGCCAGAGCGTTTTTGCATCTCATCGGAAAGGCGACCTTCCGCTTTGATAAAAAATCCTTTTGAGTTTGGTACGGTCAACAAAAAGTTACGCATAACTTCAAGCGCAGCAGATGTTTTGCCGCCTTCTGTGAAACCTACGAATCTGTGCAAACCGGGTCCAATGCCGCCGCTAGTCTGCATATCGAGGTTAAGAGAACCAGTAGAAACGCGATAATTGAAGGTTTCTTCAAAGTTGTAGTGGTCTTCTTTTTTGTTGTTCAAAAACGATTTCAAAACAGAGTTTGATGAAACGTTGCCTTCTGGTTTTTCTTCTTTTACTTTTTCTTTCTTGCTCATGATAAAAATTCCTTTAGTGTTGGTTTAGGTTTAATGTTAAAATCTTCTCCAGCCTTGTCTGTCAAGACGATTTCTTGGGTTGGCTGCGGCTGATAGTAAAACTCGTTGCGTTTAATTTCAAGTTCTGCGGCCTTCCAATCGGCATAATAAAAAGCAAGAGTTTCAACCTTCTTAACTGGAACATATTCCGATAAGAATTTAAAACCATATCTTTGTTCAATCTGCCTGAGAATAGTAAGCTCTTTCTTCCAAAACTCAGCGGTAGTTCGTTTTGGTATATTGACAAATCTGGCAACAATAACGCGACGGGATACTTTCTTAGCTGGCTTTGGCTTTTTAACTCTTGGTTTGCGCGGCGCTCTTTCTGCGCGAGGTTTCCTTGGTTTTCTAGGCTTGCGAACCTTGACGATCTCTGGAGACTGAATCTCTAGTTGAAATGGCTCTTCCATGCGAACAGAAGAAACTAATTTCTGCTTCCTGTCAATACTTTTTAAGATTTATTTGAAGCAGCGGCAGAACCGAAGTAAAAGCCTGTAATCGCAATTAAGCATTGGCGGATCTCAGTCGTGATCAAATTGCCTGAAATCTCAACGAAAGCGGTCTTGGTCTTCTCTGTAACGAA